TATAATTAAAAACTATAATATAAATTATAATTTTATAAATCTAGATATTCAAGGTGCAGAATTAAAGGCTCTTAAAAGTATGGAAAATTATTTAAATATGATTGATTACATTTATACTGAGGTAAATGAAGATTATATATATAGTGATTGTGCTTTAATTAATGAAATAGATGAATATTTACATAAATTTAATTTTAAACGTGTGGAAACAGAATGGTATAATGATTGTAAATGGGGGGATGCTTTTTACATAAAAAATAAATTATAAATAATTATTTTAATAAAATACTTATTAAAAAAATAATTACATTAATAATTAATTATGAATATAAATATCAATAATATTGAATTACATAATAATATTTATAATAAATTAACATATTTTGTAAATATAAATAAAATACCTAATATTATATTTCATGGTCCAAGTGGATGTGGTAAAAGAACTATTTTAAATAATTTTATAAATATGATATATGAAAATAAAAAAGACGTTATAAAACAATATACAATGTTTGTTAATTGTGCTCATGGTAAAGGAATAAAATTTATTAGAGAAGAACTAAAATTTTTTGCTAAAACAAATATTAATAATGGTATTTTTAAAACAATTGTTATGTCAAATGCTGATAAATTGACTATAGATGGTCAATCAGCTTTAAGAAGATGTATTGAATTATTTAGTCATAATACTAGATTTTTTATTATAGTTGAAGATAAATATAAATTATTAAAACCAATTTTATCTAGATTTTGTGAAATATATATACCATTGCCTAATTTAAATAAATATAATATTATTAATAATTCTTTAATAATTAATAATTCAAAAAAAGAAGAAATAATTAAAACATTAATTTTAAATATTTTAAAAGATAAAATAAATCTCTCAAATACAAATATATCAGAAACATCAAAAATATTATATGAAAAGGGTTACAGTGCTTTAGATATACTTAATGAAATTGAAAAAATAGATGAATTACCAAATGATAGAAAATATCTTATTTTATTATTTATTAACAAAATTAAAAAAGAGTTTAGAAGCGAAAAATTATTAATTATGTTTATTTTAACATTTTTAATACGTTCTGATTATAATTTAGAAAATATATCAGTTATTTAATAATATGGATGATTATTCAATATCAACACTAACTGAATCTAATAATGAATGGTGTGCCAGATTAGTTCATATTTTGACACCATTGATTATAGATGGTATACGTTCTATTTTTGACGAAGCATTTAAACTTTGTAAAGATAATAATGAATTAGATAAATATTTAATGACATTTCAAAATTTTATAACAAGAATTCCAAAATGGAATCAGACTTTAATTCAAGAAGAAACAAATAGAATATGTCAAAAAAGTAATTGTGGATATTTAGAAGATTTAGTTACATGTGTTCATATTATTAAATTAAAATCTCTTACATGTATTCGAGTAGGAGAAAAACAAAAAAAAGTAGATATTAATGTTCCAGTATTAAGTGAGTTTATTCATAAAATATATATAAATGTTGCTAGAAAATTATATTCTAATGTTTATTTGTTTGAGAGAAATATTGCTCCGCTAAAAATCCAAAAAAATAATAGAGAATTAGAATTAATAGTAAAAGAATCTATATTATTAACAATTAGAGATAGTATTCCAGTTGAATCTATTTTGAGAGCATATATGGATGAAACACAAGAAACAGCGGTAGAAATTGAAGAAAAGGAAGAATTAATAGAACAAGAAATTATAAATCCACAAACTGAAAAATCTTTATCAGAAAGTGGGAATAATGAAAATTTAAAAAATAAACAAATAATAAATTTAGATGTAAAAGAAACAACAAATAATGAATTTAATCGTGGTAATATAGAAGAAAATAAACAAATTTCTAATGTGAAGTTTAATGAAAAATTAAATACAATTAAAGAATTTGATAATATTAAAAATACATTAGATGAATTAATTGATAATGGATCAAATAATAATTTTGATAATAATTCTGAAATATCACTAGACTTTTCTACAAATAATTCTCCACTATCATCTCCTATATCTACAAAACTTAAAATAAATGATGAAAATAGTATAATAGAACCATTAGATTTAGATATAGATTTAGGTTTAGATGAAAGTAAAAATGAAACAAGTGATGTTGAATTAGAATTTGATGAATTATAAATAAAATAATTCGTAAAAAAAAAATAAAGATTAAAATAACATATTTTAAAACATAACTTAATTATGGAAAATATATTTATTTTAGGATTAATTATTTCAGTTGTTTTTATAATAATAAAATTTATTGAAATGAGATTTATATTAAAAGAAGATAGACCAATTAAAGACTTAATTAAAGAAGGACTACAAATTTATCTTAGTTCAATATTGGCTCTATATATTGCAACACAATTTGATATTGTTCAATTAACTAGTGCAAAGGTATCAAAAGGTGGTGGTAATGTATCTGTATTTGTAGATAATCCTGACTTTTAACATTTTATCATTATTATAGTAATTAAATATAATATAAAATTACTATAATCATAACTATATACATAACTCTATACATAAATTGGTATATTATCTATATTTATTATAGGTTTATCTCTAGGAATATTTGATTTTGTTGTTAAATATTGAGAGAAATATTTTCTGTTTAATTGTTCTTTTGGAACATTATTATGAACAGTTCTAGCAATCATTTTATATAATTTAAAATCTGGATATCTCTCTTCACCATTAGATTTATATAATACATTTTTTCCATTATCATCGGTACACCATTCTTTTACGATATTAATTAATTCTTTATCTTTTATATCTTTATTATTTACAATAAAATCATATAATGAACATGCTAATCTACATAAATCAAAACTATAATTAGGTTCTACTTTAGGTTTATTTGGATTAAAATATGGTTCACAATTATATTGTGTAGAAGCATCTCCATCTTTATTGTAACTATCGCTACAAATTAATTCTCCATTAAAATTATATATTGCTCTTCCAAAATCTATTATTTTAAATATTTTACCATATGTAGGAACTTGATAATATTTATTATTATATTTGTAATATAAATATTTTTTATTCGTTTCAATATACATAATATTATTTGTATGTAAATCATTATGTGTAAAATTAAATGCTTTTTGAAATGTAATTAACGACATAATTATTTGAAATAATATAGAAGACCATTCTTTTTCAGAAATTATATCATCAATTATTAAATTATCCAATGTATCTTTACATCTCTCAATAAATATTACCTCAACTGGAAAATTAAATATAGTAACATTAACTGGTTCATCTTCATCTGAAGATATTGTAGAATATGAATTATCCATATCACTATCTGTTTCAAAACTTCTATCACTCATATTTTCACTAGACATATCACTATTAATATTTAATTCTTCCATATCTACATCTAAATCATTGCTATTAGTATTTGAAGTTCTAGAAGAACATGATGAAGATTCTGATATACATTTAGATTGAGATTGAATTAAATTATTTTTTGAATTATTAATCAAATTATATTCTAAATTATTTTTTTCAATATCAATATTTTCTATTTCTACCATTTCATTTAAATCAACATCCTGCTCTATATTATTTTTATCATAATTTTCTTCTACAATATTTTGGGGGGGTGGTAATATATCATCTGAAATAAATAGAGTTTCTATATCATTATCAATAATATCAAATGTTACATCATTATTATTTAATGATGAATTTATATTTAATCTTTTTTTATTATTTCTACTATTAAAATTTAAAAGTTCTTTATGATATTCATTATTTAATTTGAATAATTTATCAATATTATCATTAAAAAATTTTGAATCAAAAACGTATTCAACCTCATCTTCAATATTTATAACAAAATCGTTTTTAATAGCTAAATAAGAACCATAAAAATCAATTCCATTTATAAAATTATGATGATTTAATAATTTAGATGTCAAATAAGAGAAAAAACCATCAATATAAGCTGAATTATTATAATCTAATGTTTTTTTATTAGCATTACTATTTAAATATGATGGTAAAGATAATGTATCATTATTAGATAAATCATATTTACCAATCATATATTTAAATGGATCTAATAATGGACTATATTTTATAAAAATATCTTTTTTATTTTGAATTATATTTCCACAACAATCTTTAAAATAACATACATGGGCATTTGAAATATCACTTTCTTCAATAATTTTTCCAATTGAATATTTATTATTTAAATTTATACTATTATAATTTGTTTCATTTAATTTAAAATATCTTGTATATAAAGGAATATAATTCTTAATATTAGTAATATTTAATTTTTTTTCTAAATTTGGAAAAACTTTATCATTTTGATTTTTTTGATAATCTATTTTAAACATAAATATGGTAATTTACTTATTTAAAATATTAATATTATGATTATTTAACTTAAATAATAAATAATTCGTTATATAATAGTTTATTATATTCTAAATATTTATTAAACCACTTTCAATTTAATGTCTTTAGAATTAAAAAAATTTGATATGAGACATATTAGTTTTAAACCGGATGAAAATAAAGGTCCTGTTATTGTTTTAATTGGAAGACGTGATACAGGTAAAAGTTATTTAGTTAGAGATTTATTATATTATCATCAAGATATACCAATAGGAACTGTTATATCAGGAACAGAAGCAGGAAATGGATTTTATAGTAGTCATGTTCCAAAATTATTTATACATGATGAATATAATACTTCAATTATAGAAAATATACTTAAAAGACAAAAAATAGTTTTAAGACAAATGAAAAAAGATATGGAAAATTATAAAAAATGTAATATTGATCCTAGAGCTTTTGTAATTTTAGATGATTGTTTATATGATAATACATGGGCAAAAGACAAAATGATGAGATTATTATTTATGAATGGTCGTCATTGGAAAATTATGCTTATAATTACTATGCAATATCCATTAGGAATACCTCCAAATTTAAGAACAAATATAGATTATGTTTTTATATTGAGAGAACCTTATATAGCAAATAGAAAAAGAATTTTTGAAAATTATGCTGGTATGTTTCCAACCCCTGAAAGTTTTTATCAAGTAATGGATCAATGCACTGAAAATTATGAATGTTTAGTTATTAATAATAATGCAAAATCAAATAAATTACAAGACCAAATATTCTGGTATAAAGCACAAAATCATCCTGATTTTAAATTAGGTTCTAAAGAATTTTGGGAATTATCAAAAGATTTAGATTCAGACGAAGATGATACATATGACCCAGGTAGTGTTAAGAAAAAAGGTGCTGGACCTAAAATTAATGTAAAGAAAAGTGTATGGTAATATTATTTTATATATTTTACATTATATAAAATAATATTACAAATATTTTTATTATAAATATTAATTATAATGGGTTATAGTATTCCAAAAACATATTTACCATCTAATATTTCAAATAAAGATAAAAAAATTATAAAAAGAGAACTTAACCGTTCAAGAAAATTATATAAATTAAAAAAATATTACACAAGAAAACCAATTAAAAGTTATAAATATAAAAAATCAAAACATCTTTCAAATTTATCAAAAATATATAAAATAAATAATATTAAAATTAATAGAACACTATCTAAAAAAACAGGATGTTCAATAAAGACATTAAAACAAATTGAGAGAAAAGGTATGGGGGCTTATTATTCATCTGGTTCTAGACCAAATCAAACCGCAAAATCATGGGGATTAGCTAGATTAGCTAGCGCTGTTACCGGTGGTAAATCATCATTAATAGATTATAATATATTAATAAATGGTTGTAAAAAAAATAGTAAAGCATTAAAATTAGCAACTATAAATAAAAATTATTGGAAAAATAGATATAATTTAACAAAAAAAAATAAAAAAATTATTGGTGGAAATAATAATTTAAAATTAAAAGAAAAAATTATAAAATTTGAGAGAAGCAAAAATCCAGATAAAAAATATATGGCTTATATTAAAAATTTGAATACAAATAAAATAAGAGTATTACATTTTGGCGCATCATCATATGAACAATATAAAGATAGAACACCTTTAAAATTTTTTTCTAATAAAAATCATAATGATAAAAGAAGACAAATGAATTATTATAGCAGACATAGTAATGGCATTACAAATAGAAAAAAAGCTATAAAATATGAAATAAATAAATCACATGGTTATTACACACCAAAAATATTAAGTCATATATATTTATGGTAAATTAAGTTATCTTTTATCTTTTTATACAATATTTCAAGAAAATCTATATCAAATAATTTTTCTGGAATTACGTTATTTTTCATATTTTCATTATTTAGTATAAATATATCATTGATTTTATTTTCATTTTTTATTATATTATTCATAATATTTTTCATTTCATTTGTAATATCGTTTCTAATATTATTTCTAATATTATTTGTAATAAAATTAAATTTATTATTTATATTATAAATAACTAATTTTATAAATTTATAAATATAAAATATTGGTAATAATTTCATACCAAAAGAACCATGTCTACTCATATCTTCATTACCCCATTCTAAACCACCAAAAATGCATTCTTTATTTGTATACCATATATACATGTTTAAAATAATTAAAAATATAAAATATAATATAATATATGTATTATTTGAAATTATACTTATGTATAGTAATATAACATAAATATAGTGT